CCGAAGGTGTGGATGTGGGCCATCACATCATGGCGCAGGCGACGCTCATGCTGGGCGGCGCGGCTGAAGTCGATGTCGTCACCATTCACCGACAATCACGCCGAGCACATCAAGCGGGCGGCGAATCATCTACATGAGATCGGCGACATGTCGATCTCGACGACGGAACACGGGGCGCATGTCAAGGGTTATTCGGCGGCGCATCATCGCAAGGCGCGAGTGATGGCAAGGGCGTTAGATCGCGTCCATGGCTTTATCACCAAGGCGGAAGAAGTAGCCGAAGACGAGAAGTTGACGCGAGAAGAAGGACAACCCGGCGATTACATCGAGGTCGAGAAGGGATTGGATCTCAATGACCCGGCGTTCGTGGCGGAACTGCGGCGGCTGGAACAGCAGCGCAAGGTGACGGATGAAAAAGTGGCCACGCTGCACTACCAGGCGACGGGGAAACGCGCGTGAGCGAGCCGCTCTACCAAATGTGGCGCCGGCCCAAGGGTGAACACCGGGCGCAGTGGCAGAAGATGGAGGAAGTCGCCCCCGCGACGCGCTCGGAATTGTTCGCGGAGTCTCAGAAACAATTGTGGGTAGTGCGCGAGGTTGAATGCGATTTCGCCATCGTGCCGGTCGGTCAGACGCCGGTGACGGGAAAGATTGGTCAGAGGCAGGAGCCGTTTTCGCAAACGTATCGCACGAAGGTTTTGCATCCGCGCTCGGCGGTTTGATATGGGAGATTAACCAGCGGCCTATTGCCGCCCAAACAATCGGGAGAACAGAGAAATGGCCGCAAACGCGACCCAAGAAGCGCTCGGCATCCTCAAGGGTATGCAAGAGCGCGAGCAGAAACGCGATTCCGTCATTGACGGCCTGCTGAAGCTGGCCGGCATGCCGGCGTCGAAAGCCGGCGTCAAGCCGGAGGAGTGGTTGGCCGCGCAGGTCAGCAAGGCCCACGGCGGTGCCAGCTTCCAGGGCGGCAACTTCGGGATGCCGGCCGGCAATATCGCCTGGCGCCCCGGCTATCGCCGCAAGAGCTATCTCGGCGAGGCCCCCCTGCCGGAAGGCCGGCGCATTCCGAGCGACAACTCTCGCTATGCGGGGAAATCCTACGGCAGCTTCGGGCATTGGCTGGAGAATTTCCACGTCTATTCTAACCCGCAAGCCAACATTGAGCAGCATCGTCTCGCGCACGAAGTCCTGAAAAGCTACGGGACCGAGCAGGCGAAAGACGTGACGCTCGGTAATGATACCTACGTTAAGAAAACGGCGTTGGCCGAGTCGTCCGGCGTCGCCGGCGGCTACACCGTCTTGCCGACGATGTTCGTCGAGCAGCTCTACACCCTCGCTATTGAAGAGGCGATTGTCGAGCCGCGCGCCCGCAAGCAGCCGCTCACGACCCGCCAATGCACGATTCCCGCGCTCGACCAGGTCAACGAGACGTTCACCGCAGTTGCCGGCCAGTCCAACTTGCTTGGCGGACTCGTGATGACGTGGGTTGCGGAAGCCGCGACCCGCAAGGAATCGGAACCGCAATTCCGCAACGTCGTGGGTACAGCGTGGGAAGGGTCATTCTACTCGCTGGCCTCCAATACCCTGCTCGCGGATAACGCGGTGGGCCTCGACAACTACCTGACACAACTGTTCGGGCGTGCAGTAGGATGGTATCTGGATTACGCCTATCTCCAGGGCAATGGCGTGGGCCAGCCCCTCGGAGTTATCAATGCGAAGGCGGCGATTCAGGTGACGCGGCAGACTACCTCTACCGCGAAAGCGTTTCTGTACACAGACGCCTGCGCCATGATGTCGAAGGTCTACTGGCCGATGCGCAAGGATTCGCTCGTCTGGGTTGTGCATCCGACCGTGATTCCTTGGTTGCTCGTCATGAGCGACCAGAGCGGTACCAATTCTTTCACTCCGTTCAATGGCGGGGCTTCCGGTGTTAACTCCGGCCGTCTGCTGTTCCAGTCGATTGACGGCGGCGCTCAGCAGGACGTTGCCGCTCCGGAAGGCGCACAAAGCATTGGTACTCTCCTGGGCTACCCCGTGATCGTGAGTGAAAAGGTGCCTAGCCTTCAAAATACGGGTTGTGTCGGCCTGTACGACTTCGATGTTTACTGTGTGTTCAAACGCATGGATATCGAAATCGCTGTCAGCACTCAGGTTGCTTTCCTCCAGAACCAGACCGCCTGGCGCGTTGTGGTCCGCACGGACGGGCAGCCACTCATCGGCAACAACATCACCTATGCGGATGCCGGCTCGAGCAGTACTGCATCCCCCTTCATTCTCTTGGCGTAGGAGTTTGTTTCGTGGCTCAAGATAAAGTTCCGACGCTTGCCGCTCCGGTAAAAACTGAGCGGCAAGCCAAGGTTGAATCGCCCTACTACGACGCTGACAACCTTCCGGAAAAGTGCAACCGTACCGCACGGTGGCTTCTCCAGCAGGGCTGGAAGTGTCTGGGCGAACCTGACTGGCCGGAAGCCGAATGGTATGTTCCCGGCGCGGTCGACCGCGAGATTTCGGTCCGCGTGGCCAGGAAGGGGTACGTTTGGCGACACACGGGCAAGGTGGATGCGATGGGCCGTCCCATTGCCGAACAGGTCGAGGAAGTTCTCCACCAGCAGGACGGTTCTCATTTGGGAGTTCTTAACGTCCCGGTGATGCAGCTGCGCGTAACGCCACCTTCGGCGCCGATGTCTTTCCGCCAAGCGGTACAGGTCCAGCGGCTTCGCGATGAATCCGCCCGGCAGGCCGTATGAGGTAGCTATGCCCGCACTCGGCACAATGCGAATCCATGACGCCGTCGACCGATTCCAGGAATCGCGAGAGGGCGCCCGACGATTCCACGAACAGGACATTGGCAAGGACGTTAACCCGTGGCACTGCTTTAGTGATTTCCTGGCGCTGGTGCGGCGTGGTGAGAAGGGAACCATTGAGAAGCGGTATTGGTCGAAGGTCAGCAAGACGGCGCTCGCCGAGTCCTCTGGGCCTTCTGGCGGCTACACGGTCCCGCCGTCGCTGTCGGATGCCCTCATGCGCGACATCTCGACAGGATCGCTGTTCCGCAAGTTCGGCGCAACCGTCGTGCCGATGTCTACCAGGCAAGTTGAACTGCCGATGCCGGATGTTTCGACGCCTCCGGCCGCTGCGGGAATCGCGCCGTACTTCGGCGGCTTCAACATGACGTTTACGCCGGAGAATCAGACGCTCAGTCAACAGGGCGTCAACTTCCGCAACGTTGTGCTGACGGCATGGAACCTCGAAGGCTACGTCTACGCGAGCAACCCATTCCTCCAAGACGCGGTTGGGGTGGAGCGCTGGCTCACTAATCTGTTTGCCCGCGGCGCGGCGTGGTATCAGGATTCGTATTTTTTCAACGGGAATGGGGTTGGGCAGCCTATGGGCGTGTTCAACAGCAATGGTGCATTCAGCGCAACGCGGACATCGGCCAACCAGATCGCGGTTATTGACGCGCAAAAGATGGTCGATAACCTGCTGCCGTCCGCTTACGACGACGGCGCCTTTTGGTTCGCTCACCCATCGACGTTGACGCAGATCACGGCTTTTACCGGCTGGTTTCCCAATGGGCCTTTGATGATTTACGGTTTGCCGATGCTCATTACCGGCAAGGCGCAAAAGCTCGGCAACACGGGCGATCTATCCCTTATCGCGCCGAGCCTGTACGTCATTGGCGACCGGATGCTTATAGACATTGCCTTCGGCCCCGAAGAGCCGACGGCCTGGAAAAACAATCAGTCCGCTTTCCGCATTCTGAGCCGGGTTGACGGTCAACCGGCACTAGCAGCTCCGATAACTCTGGCGGATGCGACGGATCAAGTGAGTCCGTTCGTCATCCTCCATGCTTAATCCGGCACAGGAGAGAGAAGAGATGAGTTCCTTTCAAGAGCAGATGACGCAGGCGATCCCGATTGTAGACACAATCCCGACGCAGGCCGTCAACGCCAACACCGTGAATTCCACCGGCATTGATATGTCGCTTGTCCAGCGCGCCCGCTACATCCTCCGCATGGATACGGCCGGCTCCGGCAAGGTGACGGCTCAGCTGCAAAGCTCGGCACAGTCGAATTTCAACGTCGCGCACAACATGACTGGGACCGCCAGCAACAACTTCAACGTCAACAACACGCTG